TGCTTTATGGCAAGAGACAGTATTTGACGGAACAATAGAATATCCAGTTACATTTGATATTAGAGATTGGGCAACTGATTTAGAATTATTACAATCTGCAAAAGCTTCTAATATTAAATCAAGTACATTCACAAAAGAACTAGATAAACAAATTGCAAGAACTGTAATTGAAGATGATGAAATTCTTACAACAATAGACCAAGAGATTGATGGTAATACAGTAGCATTAGGAGAGTTCCCACAACAACCAATAACATTACCAACAGTTTAATGTGGCACAAGATTTATTACAGCAACTTCAAAGCATAAGAGAAAAAGCAGTAGATTCTTTACAAGCACAACATCAAAAATTATTAAACGATACTCTTAGAACATTAGAGCAAAGAGTAGTCCAATCAGTATCAGAACTTCCAATAAAAGATGGTGCTTTATTTAATACAAGACTTGCCATTGAGATAAGACCAAAACTACAACAAGCAATAGAAGAACTTTACTTAGCTAAAGTACAAACATTAATAAATGATTATGATAAGATTGCAGGAACGATTGTATCTACTTATGGTAAGCTTCCTATTCCTATTGAGTTTAAATCTATTACTGAAGCTGATCTAGTTACCATTCAACAACTAAAGAAGATTGCATTTAGTCAATTCCAAAATCTTGCAACAGAATTTACAAACACATTAGCACAAGAAGTTTATCAATCTACATTAGTGGGTAAACCTTTTGCAGAAGTAGTAGATACTATTAGAGCAAAAATTAATGGAATATATCAACAAGCAGATACAGTTAAGCAACAAGAACTTGTGGACTTCATTCAGAAACAAAAGATAGCAGGTAAAACAAATACAGAAGATTTTAAAACAGCAGTAGATGAACTTAAACAAACTTATGGTTCTACTGTAACTGGAGATAACCTAGCAGTCTATTCAGGACAAATAGTTCAAGATGCTTTAATGGGATTTGATGGACAGTTTGCAAAGTTTAGAGCAGATGAATTAGGATTAACTTCTTTTATTTATTATGGTTCTATTATTAGAGATAGTAGAGATTTTTGTGTTGAACACGCAAACAAAGTATTTACTGAAGAAGAAGCAAGAGCATTATGGCAAAGTGATTGGCAAGGAAAATCTGGTAGCGACCCGTTCTTAGATAGAGGTGGATATAATTGCAGACATCATTGGCAACCAACAAGCACAGATTGGGGTACTGTAAATGAAGATGGTACTTTTGAATATACATTAGAATAGAACATTTTAGCAACATACTGTTGCATTTTTACAATTATCTTGATAATTGATAACAATAACAATATAGAAGGAGAACAAACAATGAACGACCAAGTAAAAGTAGAGTCGGTTGAGAAAACAGTATCTCAGAACAATACTGGAGTAAATGAAGTTTCAGAATCAACTGAGAATAAAGTTTTTACTGCCGAGCAGTTAGAAAATATAGTTCAAAGAAGATTAGACAGATATAAAAAATCTGTATCAAATAAACTTGATGGCATAGACATTGAAGAAGCTAAAAAGTTAATTGAAGAAAAGAAACTTAAAGAACTAGAAATCGCAAAACAACGTGGCGAGTTTGATAAAGTTCTGAAGGAGACAGTATCAAAAAAGGATTCAAAAATTCAATCGTTGGAGACTGAATTAAAAAGGATTCGTATAGACGAAACTTTAGTCAATGTAGCTAGTGGAATGAAAGCTGTTAAACCAGCAGAAGTTAAACAACTACTAAGATCAAATGTTAGACTTAACGAGCAAGGTTCTGTTGAAGTTATAAACGAAGATGGAACTCCAAGATATTCAGATAGAGGTGAACCAATGTCAGTAAATGATTTGGTAGCCGAATATTTAAAAAACAACCCACATCATGTTTCTTCATCACCTAGTGGTGCAGGAAGCAGAAGTCAAGTTGGTGGTGCTACTCCTAAGCAATTAAAAATTGGTGATCTTGATTTAAGTAATCCAAATGACAGAAAATTATATTCTGACTTAAGGAAACAAAGAGATCAGGGTTCTTTTAAAATGAAACTAACAACTAACAATAACTAAAATAAAACAATGGCAAATGAAACAACAAGTTCAACATTAAGTGAACTTTTTACAAATATAACACAAGAAGCTATCTTTACATTTCAAGAAACATCTGTAATGAGACCACTTGTAACAACATACCCAATCGTTGGTTCAGGAAAAACAATAGAAGTTCCTGTGTACCCAACAATCGCAGCAGCAGCAGTTAATGAAGCTACTGACTTATCAAACACAGCAGTAAACCCAACATCTGTAACTATCACAGCTTCAGAAATTGGTGTTATGACAACTCTTACTGACTTAGCTAGAGATTCAGCTAGTCGTAATGTTGGTGCTGACATAGGTAAATTATTCGGTGAAGCAATCGCTAAAAAAGTAGATACTGATTTAGCTGGTTTACTAGATGATTTCGCATCTGCATCAGATCAAGGTGGTGCTGGAACAGAACTAACAGCAGACTTGCTTTTCAAAGCACAAGCTATTTTAAGAAGTGCAAACGTACCTGCACCTTACTACGCTGTGTTTCACCCAAAAGCGACTTTCAATTTAAAGAAAACTTTAACACAACCAGCTTATGCTAACGCTACTGGTGGTGCTATTTCTGATGTTGGAAATGAAGCTTTATTAAATGGATATATCGGCAGACTTGCTGGTATTGATATTTTTGAAAACGCAAATATCGCTATTGATGCTTATGATGATTCATTCGGTGCAGTATTTCACCCAATGTCAATCGGATTAGCATTAAAAGAAGATTTCAAAGTAGAAACTCAAAGAGACGCATCTCTAAGAGGAACTGAAATTGTAGCATCAATTACATACGGAGTAGGTGTATTAAAAGACACTTACGGAGTATCTGTAAAAACTGATACTGCTCTTTAATTAGTTTAACTTGGTGGGGTGTAAAAGCCCCATCAACCAAATATTACTATGGCAAATTTTACAGTAGATGCAGATTTAACTTTTTATCAACCAGATATTCTTACGTTTGGTATTGCAAACTTTACTTCACCAAATGATTATCACGCACAAGCAAGAGCAGATATAGAACGAGATTTAAGAATAAGATGGTTTCCTATTTATTCAAAAGAAACTTATAGAGATATTTCAATACTAAACACAACTGAAATGGACGCAACATTATTAACTGATGCACAATTTAAAAGAGCAAGTGTTTATAAAGTAATTGGTTCTTATGCTTGTCCACAATTAACTAAATTTAATTCAAATGATAACCCTGATAGATTCCAAGTTATGATGAAACATTATCAACAAATGTATGCTGATGAATTTGAATCTATTTTAAGAGATGGTGTTGAGTATGATGCTGATGATTCTAATACAATTATCAATGCAGAAAAAGCACCTTATCATAGACTTAAACTAATTAGATGAAATTAACTGTTGAAGATAATTCTTTACAAGTTGCTAAAAACTTTGAGAAACAAGTAAGAGAACAACCACAAATAGTTAAGACTGCATTAGGAAGAACTGCTGAGTTCTTAATGGGTATTATCAAACAAAGAACTACTAGAGGTCAAAGTGCTGATGGTAATTCTTTTCCACCTTATACTGAAGCTTATAAAACATTTAGAAATAATGCTGGGCGACAAACACAGTTTCCTGATTTAACATTCTCAGGTCAAATGCTGTCTAACATTACACAAAAGTCATCACCAACAGAAGCTATAATTTATTTTGCAAACAAATTCCAAAATACAAAAGCACTAGGCAACCAGAAGAAAAGAAAATTCTTTGCTATTGGTGCAAGAGAGATACAACCTATTATGAATGTATTTATGAGAGAATATAATAAACTATCTAAAATCTAATGAGCAAACGAGAAGATATAGCATCTAATATTATAACTGTATTAACAGCAGTAACATCACCTATTACTTTAAAGAAAATAACTAGAGAACCTTTTAGTGTTGATGAATTATCTGAACAACAATATCCAGCTTGTTTTGTTCAATCAGGAAATGAAACTAGAACAGATCAAACAATAAGTTTTACAAGTGCATTAAGAGAAGCAATCGCTGACTATGTAATAGTTGGGTTTGTTAAAGGAACTAAA